CATCTTGAATAACCTGAGCAGCATCATTCTTGATTACTTCTTCATCCTCTTTAAGTTCTTTCGATACCCGTAAAGTAACTACTAGATCTAAAGTTCTAATTAAACCATCTACTACAACTAGATCATCAGTCAGCATTTTTTTGCTTTCTGCTTGATCAATTAACTCTTTCTTGAATGCTGGGCTGGCCTTTTTGAGTTGAAGGTCGTTGGCTTTCTCTAGGAGGTAGATATCAATAATGTTAGCTGATGAAAAAGCTCGTCTTACTGCCACCGTGGAACGGGCAACAGAACCAAAACTAGATCTGAACGTATCACAGAAGGCTTGATAGTCAGTCAGAGTTACTAGTCTATCCTGGCTTCTAAAAGCTAGAGGTGCATATCTCTTAGCGTGTTCGATGGTCTCGGCATTTGCTCCGCCTGTGGCTTGAGCCGTGTTCTCTACTACTGCTTCAACAGACTGATTCCCAGAATCTAAAATGTTAATAGGAATATTGATGAAACTCTTTGCTAAGTTACCTCTAGTTCCTCCGCCAATCCTGTATAAGATATTAAACTCATCACCCGGAGATGGGGATTTAGCGAGGATATTATCAGCGAATACTACATTTGATTTGAAGTCGTCATCTGAAATTAGCTGAAAGACTTTGGAGTCTACATCTGTAACATAGTAGAGGTTATCTACTTGCGTGTAGTTTCCTCTGGTATCAGGGTTTCCATCAACAAAAACTTCAACAGAGCCTTCAATAACAGGTGAGTAGTCTAAATTAACAACCTTAATACCATTTGTAGAATCAAAAGTCCCAAATTTTCTAACTAAAGCTCCTTCAATAAGGACTAAGTTATTGAAGACTAAGCCATTACCTGCTGCGCTCTCATCCTTACTTAAGGTAAGACCAGAGTCTGGATTGGATAGCTCTATCAGACCGTTTTGGGTCTTGTAGAGCGTGTAGGAAGCCTGTTGACCGTCTTCGGGAGAGTTGATGGTTACGACTCTTGAAGTGTAAGGTATCGTTATATTCCCGTTAGGATTTGCAGTGAATGGGTCTGATGCAAAGGTTATAGAGGCATTAGCGATAGCAGCCGTTGGACCTTTTAACCGAACTCCGATTAGTTCTAGTAATTTTTTAATACTATTTCTATTCTTAGCTGTTCTTAGAAAATTTTCATTTGCTAAGAAGTCTGCTTTCATTGAGGTTACTGCTCCAACGTAAGATACGAGATCAATAAGCATTCCTCCTAAGTCTGAGCTAACGAAGTTATTGTAATCTAAAGGATACACTGCTTGAATGTATCGCACAAGATTTAGTCTTAGGGTATCAAAATCAGATCCAGCATAATCAATCAAATCAGTCTTTAGATTTTGAAAATCTTTGACCAACTTCATGAAGTCGGATTCAACTGTTCCTTTAAAGCTCATATCTTAACATTAACCTCAAAATTAGTGTTTTCTTCGTTCTTTAATTGACATGAAACTTTTATGTAAAGTGTTGGTAATCCAAACTTACTAGATTCATCTAGTCTACGAACTTCTACTTTATTTAATTGAATATATGGAATGAAGTTAGTGATTGATTCTACCAAACGATCTCTAGCTTCCATAACAAGATATTCGTCGAAGGGTTCAAACAGCAAAGATTCTAAATCACACCCAAATCTCGGAAGCATGACTCTCTCTCCGGGAGTCGTTTTTAGTAGTTGCTTCAGATTGATCTTAGCTAATTCTACTTCAACGGCTTGGGTAACATATCCTCTTTCAGTCATATCGAAAGGGAATCTCAACCCACGTCGAGTCTTATACTGCTTTTCGATAGCTGTAGACGCAACTTTAGGGGTTGGGATTACACCAACAATCTCACTGCCTTCGGATGTGTTGTTCATATTATTATATAGTTATTATGAGTTCTCCATAACTTCTTTGTATTTAGCAAAGAATCGTAAACCAACTTCTTTAAGTCCAGCGTTATCAAAGTGAACTTTAGAGTTATCGGTATAAGAGTTAACTCCGTCTATGTCTACTATATGGACATTTAAGTTTGGATCATTTGCAACTGCTTCTTGTTGAGCTCTCACATTAGTTACGAAATAAGTGTCTTCAGCCCATTGTGATGGATCTCCTGTAGGGAGAGGTTTCTCCATCTCTATGTGAGTTCTTCCGATAATCCATGGGATATCAGGCATATTTGGGTTGCCTAACAATTTCTTAGTATCTCTCTGGAACTTGGAGTATAGAGTCCCAGAGAAGAAAGTGCCCCAACCATCAGCCATCTGTCCAGTAGACATATTAGGGAAATTAGGTTGTCCTTGTAGGAAAAGAGAGTCAGCCTCACCTTGCAACAATAACACTGCTTTAATCTCATGCTCTACATATGGATCTTGTGCTCTCAAAGTTTGTATTGCAGAAGACACATCAGTCATTAATGTAAAATACAAGCCAGAACCTTGAGTATCATAAGTTGAAGCTGACTCATCTGTCCAACTTAATTGATTTTTCGGAGACTCTAATCCACTAGCCATTGCTGTTGTTAATTTTGCATTTTTAATAAGATATACCTCTTGCTTATCGTAATTGTATAATTCTTTCATGAATGGCAGGATTAAATCAAAAGATCTAACTGGGTAGAAATGAGCAAATCTTTCTGCCGGAACTGCGATAAAGTATCGGCTTGTGGTTAAGCCTCCGTAATTATTATTGGTCGGAAGAATACTGCTAAATGTTTGGTTTTGTGTTCCGACGTTAAAGAATGTAGAAGATCCGTAATAATGATTTAATGAATCAATTTCTAGCCAATCTCCTGCGGAGTTTGATAGAGATGAAGGGCTCCATACATACCTTCCGGGTTGAACTCCAACAAATTCATTGTCCACGTCTGGGCTTATGCTAACATTTGACCCAATTGTTGCGGCCATTGTAGTAAAGGCTCCATCCATGTTACTTTGACCGAGGGCAATGATAATACTCTTTGGTCTAGCACTGACGGCTTTAAATAGTCTCTTTTGGACATCAAAGTTCTTCTTCACGCCAGAAACTGTTATTGGTTTTTTGTAAAATTTAATACTACCTAAGAAGCCTCGAAGACCACTAATTAGGCCCCCGTAATCACCTCCCATGAATCCTCCATATTTATTCCCGTCAGTATACCCGCCCCCAACAATCCAAGGAGTGAAGAAAGGGTATAGCCTAGGCCCAGACTTGATAGAGTTTCTTGCTAAGGCAGGCACACTTGTAGCAGAATAGTTAAAACTATTTTCTAATTTAAATGATGGAATATCCACAGCGTGGTGAGGTCTAGTTCCAAATACTGTAGATATTGAAGAAGTTTCTAACTCTTCTCCATCTAAAAATACTGTAACTGTATCTTGCTTATAATCTAAAGAAAAACCTAACTGAAGATACTCTAGTCTACAGTCAGCTAAGGTCTTTCCACTGGCAGTTGCTTTAGTGTGGGGAATATACATCCCTAACCATCCTGAATCAACAGCGCACTCTGAGGTTGTTATGAAGGCTACAGTGGAAGAGTCGTAAGATATGGTAGGAGCTAAGACTAATCCATATCCCAGGCTTGGGTCTTGAATAGAGAAATCATTTGATGGTAATTCTTTTCTCGTCCATCTCTGGTCGATTGTGAATCCAAAAATCATGCCTCGCGTGTAGTCAGTGCCATTACTAAAAGGCACTAAATTATAATCTTCCAACCGTTCTGCACCGTCACGAATTCCTGTATTCTCATTAGACAGAATTAGTCTGTATAGGGATGATACTCCATTGTCATACCAACCAAGGTTCGTGTTTTCTATAGAAGGCATATGAATCCAGGTCTCAAAGCCAAAACCATCTGATCCATAAGTCCAGTCTTGGAAATCATTCGTGTTTGGTAGCTTAACGAAACTACCTAAACCAATAACTCCATTATCTTCTCTCCTAGTAATACCATTAAAGTAAGGAGCACACAAGCCAAAGCGTTCAAATAAATCTTTGGACGATCTTGCTATTAAATAACCATCGTTTGTTGAGTCCATCGAATAACAGTTATTTAAATTTGTATTCAATGCCGATGGCATTGTTGTATCTGAATTTAAGAAATTATAGAGAGTAAATAATCCATCGGTATTTACCATATCATTGATATTTAATTCTGCTGCGCTAGCAGTCGATGAGTTTAAGTCGTCAGTGATAATTGCATCAAATCCCATTCCAGGGATGACGAGCTCATTTATAACTTCTCCAACTCTCTTTGGCTGAGACTTAACAAATTTAGGAATGATTGGGAGAATGATGCCATCAACAGATTCTGTATCTATTACCAGTTTCTGTTGGTCTGCAAGAGCAATTGATATATTAAACTTTTGTAGATACGAGAAATCATTGACTGGGATGGCTCCTGTCGGATACGGATTTGGCTCTCCACAGATCGCAGGGGCTTTGATTGCAATTTCTATTTGCTTCTTTCTTCTCTGAACTTTTGTTTCAAGAATTGATGTCTCGCTAACTAAACTTTGCTTTAAGTTGTTGAGGACAGCAGTAGAAGCTCCTTCGTAAGTTAATGTATCTATTTGCTTCTGGATGTCCATTAATCGCTTATCTCTCTGCCCAACTAAGAGTCTCAAGAATCCATCAGCCTTGTAATGAGACTCCATAATCTCACTATCGTCTATCACATTTAAATCAAAAATACTATCTATCCATTTATTAAAACTAGATCTTGAGATTTGAGTTCCTTTACCTCCGAGGTTTGGATCAAAATCAAATTTCCATTTTTCTGCGGCGTCCAGTAATCTTCCTTTATCTCTTAATTGAATTAAGATTGGTAAATAACCTTCCTCTGACTGAGAATCATAATAAAGACCATCAATGGATAGAATAAATTGACCATCTGTGGTTCTTGGTGGGCCATAGACTAATCGGAACAGATCTTCTTGCTCAACAAGCTCACCAATCCTAAAGCCAGTATTGGCAAAGTCGTCTGCATAGATTGGATTAATTCTAGGCTCTCTATCAGGGTCGGTGTCTCTAATATTTTGTTCTTCATTAAAGTTATTCTGTGCTGCTACCACTCTATCTCTTAGAGCATAAAGCTCTTCGAGTTTTGTTTGTAATGCCGCTAGTCTGTTTGTTCTTATTTCAGGAGATACATAACTCATTAGGTTAGTATTATCACTCTTTCCTAACGCATCAGCTAATTGACCTAAACACTCTCTGATCTCCTCAATAAACGCTTGAACATTTAAATATTGCCGATAGATATCACCTGCTGCGGCTAGGAGTGCATCAATACCTCCAAGCAAGCCTCCAATGCCTACATCAATATCTGCTAATGACCACTTAGCTTTAAGCCTAACTCTTCCGTCAGGACCTACATACTCTTCAACACCAAAAAGTTCAGCAATCTCATGAAAGACGCTTTTTATGGCACTATCTATGTGTCCTCTAAGTTGGTTAGATACACTGTTAAATGCGTTAAGGACTGGTGAAGGCAGGAAGGCTAAAGCTTCTTTGCTTAGATCAAGGATACAGGTCGGTAATCCAAACGCTGCCCCGGCGGCATTGATTAATCCTCCACCGCCTGCGATACTTTTACCAAATGATTCTGCATTAAATTCTGTCATCTCAGTATTCCTTAATCTTTATGTAGTGGTTAAATCTGTATATCGTAATCACTAAGCTCCCAGGGCAGGTGCGATGCTTTGTCGGCTTGTATTGTTGGAATGGTTGGAGCAAGGCTAACTGTTGTGCCGTTTATAATTGCTCCTGAAGGACTCAATTCAATATGTCCTCCAACGCTAGGGATACCTAATCCATTAGCATAAGCTAATTTATCAGCGTCTACGCCAGAAGCTATAGATTTATCAAGAGCATAGCCAACAAAATCAGTTTCTTGTAGTCTAGGAAGAGGAGTTTCTGGTGGTGTTGGGACTACTGTTGAGGTCATTCTAACAAATCCTCCTGCTGCTAAGTTAACTGATTGTTTTGCTTGAATGTTTACATCTGTCTCGCTCTTAATATTTACCTCTCCGCCATGAATAAATATTTTTCCGGTTAGGGCTCTAATGATTATTGAGCCGTCAGACATCATTTGAAGTAGCCCTCCTCCTTGCTGTGTGAAGTAATCCGAGGGGCCATAAGCTCTAATCATTACTCTACTTCTGAAGACTAAAGGATTCCAGGCTTCCCTCATATAACTATAAATAGTGCTATGAGTTTCTCCTGCGGAAATACAGACATCTCTAACCTTACTTGCTACTCTAGTATTTCCATAACTTTGGAAGAGTGGGCCTACCTGGGCTTGAATTACTTCTGGAGGTGAAGCGATATTTAGAGGAGGGAATAAAACATTTGGTCCCGCTCCTCCGGTCTCTATATTAATGTCTCGACCTAGAGGACAGTTAATTTGAATCTCACCTGCATCAGAATGGAGTCTGATCATTCCAAAAGATTTTAGTCTTACTTCCCGTTCCTGAGTAAGCTGACCTGCTGAATATCCCGATCTATATTTACCCGCTATGGTTAAGCCATCTCTTTCTTTATTTTGTAAATAAATACCGTCACCTTCAGGACTATCAGCTAAAATTAGTTGTTTTTCGTCTCGTGTTTGAAGGATTATTCCGGTTTGTATCATCTCTATATCTTTATGATGATTAAACTGAAGTTTATTTCCTACAGGATCTGCTAAGATTAATCTTTGAGGTTCCCCACTGACATTAAATACCCCTGGGAAAAACGGACCTTTCTCTTTCCATACATCAACTGTTTTTCCTGGGTCTTCTTTATCCTCGACTGCATCGTCGTGAATAGTCGAGAGATAATAATACTTACTATCAGATGCTTTAGTGAATAAGATCTTACTTTTCACTCCGGGGATAGCAAAAAATCCGGCCTTACCATCAGGGCTAAATTTTCCCCCATAAGGAGAGGTGTAAATAACGTCCACTG